ATCTCGAACCAGTTGCACGAGAAGTTTCATTTACAGCATTTATAGTTAATCTGTTTCCACCAATAGTTATATGTCTGCAATCCTTTGCCACTATACCAACATCATGGGTTTGTTTTAGAATTTCAGCAGAATATTCCGGACTAACCAAAAATCCGCCCTCAGAACCTATGGTTTCATTTGAACCAGATATAGCTTTAATTTCTACTAATCTCTTATCTATTTCTCTATTTGATGGGTCATAGGCCTTCTTTACCGCCATAAGTTGTTCGCCAAAAGAATCCCATTTTGGCTCATCTTTCTTTACTTCTGGTTCTACTTTCTGCATCTTGTTTTCTTGTGCTTTAGTTAACTTTTCTAATTTTTCATTAAGCTCTTCCATCATAGAGCCCTTAATTTTTTCAGCAATCTGTCCAAGTTTTTCGTCGCTTAGCTCTGTATTGCTTTTTATTACGGTTATTAACTCTTCCTTTGTCATTGCCATATTTTATTTCGCTTCCTTTCTATTTATTTTCGCAATTATTTACTATTCCCAATGAAATATGTTTCTCTGCCTGACATCACACGAAGTATGTCCCCAACTAAAACCCGTACCTCACCTAACAATAAATAAAAGTTTTATTTTTATTACATGACCTTTCCGGTCAATCTCTTAAAATTATCATCAATATCTTGTTTGATATTCTTACTTACATTTTCAACACTTTTATTAATGTGTTCTTCTAAAGCCGAATGGATTATTTCGACCAGTTCTTTTTCGTCAATATCAAGTACATCACTTTCTTTTTCAGTTTCTTTTTCTTCGATTTCCAGCCCTTCATCTTCTATCTCTATTTCTATCTCTTTGCCTTCCTCTGTAGGTTCGGCAGTTTCGGCAGAATCTAATACTTCCTGAATAAGATTTTGGGCATTCTTTAAGTTTTGCTTGTTCTTTCTATTAAGAACTGCGCCAATTTTCAATAACGCTTCCATTTCTTTAAACTCTTTTAAACCTTTCAAATCATAAAAGCCAAACGTTGATTCATCTATTTTTTTTAGAAGTTCAATTATTTTGTCTCGCAAGTATTTATTTTCTTCAATGATTTCAGGTATCTCATCAAGACTAAAGCCCTTACTCGGCTCTTTTTTTTCTTCTGGTTCCTCTGTCTCTTTTGGATCTGGCTGGGGTACATCGGTTTTATGTGATTCGGTTTCCTCTTTCGGTACAAAATCGTCATAGTCTTTGCCGTGATCTGCCATCCACTTTTTGGCTTTGGCCATGTCCCAGCCTTTGGCTTTATCGAACAAGAAAGTAATCATCTTTTTGCAGTCAACACAATATAAGGCCTTAATCCCTTGCTTCACATCTATATCCATTGTTCTTATCTTATGTCCGTCATGCTTGCCTGCCTCACCTTTTGCCGGTAAACGGATATAGTCAGGGGTTTCTTCTGGCTTTGTGATGAATTCGTCATTAAACATTTCTTCTATCTCTTTTTGTTTTTCTTCTTCTACCTCTATTTCTTTATCTATTTCATCTATAATTTCATTAACGCTTTTATCTTCTTCATCAGTTATTTCAATATTTAAGTCATCAATTAGTTCCTGTGATTTAATCTCAAGCCCTTTACCTACTGCAATATTTAAAGCATTCATATTACTCGGAATCGGTACATCGGAATGTTCAAGAAGTATCCATTTCGTATAAATCCTTTTAGCCTTATCGAATATTTTTTCGTTAATACCATATTCTGATTTAATAAGTTCACCTACTTTATCCCAATCCTTATCTTCTGGCTTGACAGACTCCAAAGGTATAAAGCCGATTGAACTGGTATTAAGAAATTTTTCTTTCACCAAGTTATAAACATCAACTGCTAACTGATGTTTTGCATACACCGTTTTGGCAAGCCACCCTTTACCCTGCACTAACTTAAGCCAAATGTCCTTCCCAATTGGTAAACCATGATAATCATGGGCATAAAGCACGGTTGGGCTTTTCTTAAAATCGTTGACCTGTCCACCACTGGGCAGGACTATTTCGTTATCCCTGTCTACATCTGCTGTATTGATATATCTAATTGCTGCTCTTTCGCCATCTTCAATCTGTAAATCTTCGGCATTTAAGGGATTTTTCTTGCGGATGAATTCAATATCTTCTTCTTTTAACTTATATTTCTTGGCGATATCTTTTGCTCTGTCCGGGAGTATGTCTTTAAGTAATAGTCGCTCCGTAAATATTTCCAAAACTATCACCTCACTTTCTAATTATTTTTCACAAATAAAAAAGCCACAAACAAGAAATTAATCTTGTCTGTGGCTGTACAGCAGCTCACTTTCCTTTATCCAGACTGACGGTCTTAGTTATGTAGGAAATATATATTTAATTTTTAATTTAATCTTTATTTAATTAATATTGAATATAAATGCTCCAATTCTTTTATATGTCCAAGTAAAACCTTATTCTTATCTAAGAAAACTTCCCCATATTCTAACTTTAAATCTTGAATTATAGTTTTATATCTTCGCAAAACAATATTTTCCGAATCAATTAATTGTCTATAATCAAGAGAAGTTCCACAAGCTGGACATAAAAATTCCCTTGTGTTTACTCTTTTAGCGTCAACTTCCATATTCCTCTCCTATGTACTTAATTGGTCTCGGCAGGAGTTATTGCATATCCTGCAAATCTAAATGCTCTTTCAACATGTATTTTGGATTAAGATAGATTACCTTGCATACGAGTCCTCAACGATTGCCTCATCCCTCGTAAGAAGTGCTTTATCCCGAAGCGAAGATTGTTCAGCCACGAGACCAATATTATATTTTCAATTAACTTTTTATTTCTTCTTCGATATAATCTTCAATCTCTTTTTTTACTGCTTTATATCTAACTCTTTTAACTTCTTTACATTTAATTTTTTTCTCGCAAAATGGACATCTACTTACCTTTTCATCATTTCCGTCTCCATACCCATCTGGAACATTCATATATAAAACTGGCTCACACCATAAACCACTAAAATAAAAATGTCTTTTATTTTCTATACATAATTCCATATTCTTGCAACAAAAATTATATTTAATAACCTCATATTTAGAAACATCATTGGGCATAAAATTCTTTTCTTTACCAAATATTTCAGGTTTTTCACCTTTCAAAATTGTTTTATATTCAATTAACATTTTATTAATCCTCCTTATTTAATAAATGTATTATGCCGAATTCAAATTACTTTTGCCCATCAACCCCGTACTGGCTATAATCGTATCGCTAACCAATCTTATCCTGATAACATAATCTACCTCAACAGATACCTGATTGAACGCCCCGCACCGCTGACACTTGATAACCTCCTGATACATCTTTAACGGCCGGGAAGGATTGACGTAGAACATGCCCGCCCCCAGCTCGATATTTTTCGATAATGGATTACTACAATGTTGGCATAATAGTTGCTTCATTTTCCTCCTATTTAATCTGGCCTAAAATATATGTCGCAATGACAATTTGGATGGAAGGTCGGGCTTTCGTATCCTTCCCAGGTATCTTCTAAATCAATCAAGCCTATATTATATAAACTGATACAAAATTCACAGGGATTCGGGCCAAGCAGTATTCCTTTTTTGCCTGTAAGCCCTGACTGCCTATACCCCTGCAAGTTGCCCTGCGAAACGGCATCCTTCGTTTCGGTCATGGCAATCCTTTTTGCTCGATATCCTTCTATATCTAATGGCAAGTAAGCTTGTCTTATCCGTTCTGTTAGTTTGGCAATGCTTTCGCCATTCTCCATTCCTTCAATTAGCGTTTGTTTTAATAAATGTTTTGTAGTGACTCCAATTTCTTTTACCGCTTCGGCAGCATGAGCCTGTAACCACTCTATTACTTTGGGATTCATAATATCAAAGGCTATGCCAATTTCAAGCTCACTTAAAGCCCTCTTTCCGGCAATCGCCATCATTGCCGTTATTTTCGGTAAGACATATTCGGTAAAGCTTTTAATTTCCTCTGCCGTTGTCGGTACTCTGATAGCACCGTTAATATTATAGTTTGCCGCCTTCCTACCTTGCAATATACCTATGACCTTATCTTTCTGCTTTTCAAATAACGGTATAATACCTTTTCTAAAATCATGCTCAAGTGGTTTTATTAATCTGCTCCG